GGCAATGATTTGTTATTATATGTAAGCAAAAGCATCAAACAAGTACCACCTAATTTATATGTATCACTAATTTCAGAGCACAAGCGTTGATAATAGCCATCACGGCGTACAGCTGCATTTATAACGGAATTCTCTGGAATATAATTACCGCAATTAAACGAGAAGTAAGAGGGTTTATTAACTAACATAACGAAATACTATTTATATAGAGCAAATGAACGCATTTCGCACCACAGAGGGTGTCGGGGTGTACCGATTGCGTATAATTAGGCAAGTGTTGCGCCCGCTACCTAACGCGCGGATGTAAATATATGGGGAGAATTCTCCCCATACACTACTTATTAGGGTAATACGTATTGCCTGTATTTGTAACATTTACAGTTTTAGCACCTTTAGCTTTGCCACCTGCAACTGCAGGTGCTGCAGATTGAACCGTTTCAGCTATACCACCGAGAAGACACACACCAAGTGCCGACCAATCCATTTTTCCTGTCTTAAAATATTTATCCATAATATTCTTAAAGGTAAAATTCATTTGTGCTACCTTATCCGAAATATTCAAAGATTTCATAAGCGTATCAAGATGTGTAAAAGCGTCCATTTGTCGAATATTTGCCCACATTTCCTTTACATGTGCTTCTGCTTCACCAATCTTAGCATTATTCAAACCAATCTCGGAAGCATTCTTGTTAATATTTGACTCTACCAAAGCTACTTGTAACTGTTCAACTGCAAGCCTAAATTCTCTACATTTTTCAAAAAATTCATTACCATTCTTAAGTTGTCGAACTTCCTCAATAGCTTTCTTATAAGTCTCAACTGGAAGATTAGCAATAGCCTTAATACTTTCTGGATTGTCCATGATAGTATAAAGATTTTGCTTGTACACATATTCAGACCGTTTAGCCTCCTGTTCTGCTCGCGATATATCTACACCATGTGCAATTACTTCAAGCTGCCCTAAAGCTTCCTTGAAACGCTCTTCGCTCATATAACCCTCAGCAGCATTCGCAATGACAGTTGCACCATTCTCTTCCATCTGTTTACGCTCTTCTGCCGTCATACTTGCATCTGCAACCCGTTTCTTTTCTTCAAAGAACGCTCTCAACCAAGACAAACGACGGTCTGACCGCTTTTTCTCATCATCAAATTCACGCTGGCGCTTCTCATTATCAATATCTTGTCCACGTTTTTCAGAAGTCAATTTATCTGCCGTCTTCTCGAGTACCTTTGACTGAGTAAGTTGCATAATACCCGTTAAAAGGTCACTTCCTGCAGCCTGACCCGTAGCACTTACAGGCACTTGTTGCGCAGCATTCGAATTAATAGAACCACCATTAAAACCACCATTTAAAGCAGCTACCGAAAGTCCTGCAGCTTGTTGTCCACTCTTTTGAAGTAAAGGAGTATCATACATAAGTCCCCGTTGGTATTGGTTATTAACAGAAGCCATCTCCTTAGCATTTGCCATATCAATAGCAGCTTTGCGCCTATATTGTTCGATAGCCGTAGCATTATCAGCTTTATTTCCGAGAAATTTTGACAATAAGCCAAAGCCCATCTTGGCAGCCATACCCCATACAGATGTACCCGTACCCTCTTTCACAACTCCGCCTATCTTTCCTAAAAGATTTCCTAAACTCATAATTCAAAAATAAAAGGGGAGGAAATCCTCCCCAAATGTTAAACAAATAAAACTAAACATTAGTAACAGAAGTCGTACTATTATCTGTTTCCTCCTCGAAAGCGTCAAATGAATTTGATAACGGTTTAAGAGAATTTATAAACTTAGCATTCACAACACATTGAATGGTAAAATTATCATCTGAACGTGTCAAAGTATCATCCTCTGGAGACGAATTACCCGAATTTAAGAATATTCTGTTAAAAAATCCTAATTGTGGGTACTTACTTATATAACGCCATTCCGTACCTGCATCTGGAATATCATTACGAATTACCAAGAGATTGCCATCTTTATCAACTACAATTTCTTTTCGCTGTATCCATCTATCAAGATGAAAAGATAAAAAGCTATCCTTTGTAGAATGCAAACGCATATCTCCGTTTATCAAATTTTTCTTATACTTAAATTGACTGTAACGGGGCAAAAAGCCAAACGATTTATTGGTAGAATTGTCCAAACTATCAACGTTAATACCATTATTATCAACTACTTGCGCAAGTGGAGTTAATTCATAACCGAGTGCATCAAATTCTGCTGTTGGGAAACTATAGCGTGATGTCATATATAGTTGAGGGTCGTCACCTTGAAAGTAGTAACTTACGGGATATATAGCAGTAAAGCCAATTATAAATCCGAACTCGTTAGCCTTAAACTTAAACGAATTATTACCACTAAATCCGTCACCACGACCACCACGCTTACCAAGAGGTTCGCCTTGTGTACCATCTTTCGTAAGAGTATCCGCACTACTGTACATGTCATCTAATTGTACATCAGTTACAAAGGTTGCAATATCATTAGTATCATCAAATAGTTCACTAACCTTAGAAGCACCATAATGAACTCTTACCCACTCTTTGATACGATTACCTACAAGTGAATTTTTGTTAAGAAAACGTGTAACACGTTGCAACGTCTGAATATTCACCAATGAAATCTCATTTTCAGTAGGAAGATTAGGCACAGATTGTTTACCATAAGGACTTGGCGTTTCTTGACTTGCAGAACCTGCCTTTAAGCCAGTTGTAATATCACCTGCAACGTTTTCGAGAGGTGATACTTGGTTTGCACTGTAATAGTCATCTTGAAAGACGTACCACGTATCAGAGAGTTCCTCAAAAAAGTTTACCAAAAGAGAATGATACGTATTATTTTCTTTCGCATCCAATACGGTTAAATCCTGCAAATTCGCTTCAAAGATAGTATTTATCAACTCAAAGGTTGCCGTATTTTGCCAACCTTTAAAACGAGTAGGATAATACTTGTCAAACCACGCTTTATAATAAGCGAACAGCGGTAAAATGCTTACAGGGTTAACGTTATTAGCATCAAGAGAATAACCAAGACCTTTAAATATTTTATAAAGTCGCTTACCTGCATTCGACAAACGAATATACAATATCTTATTATCGTCCAAAGTGAGCATAAAATCGCAGTTACTATATTTTATAGTACTATCCACAAAATCCTGACTGCGAAGTACAAATTTAGACTTAAATACATCATATTTATCTTCAAACTTAAATCCTTTGTCTGTAAAGAATTTCAAATACAAGTCCCAGGATACCGAAAGTGAATTGCCAACAGTCATCTTTACAACCGAATTCGGTGTAACATGCAACATCTTTATTTTCTCAGATTTATAACCTTGGAAATTAATTCGTCCATAAAATATACCCAACATAAATACCAAATAAGCATTTGAAATAGTAGGCACTTGCGTAGGCTTATAATTGACCAAATATGAATGAATATCTTTACCAGATATCAACGCTTCAAATTGTGGGAATATTTCACGCATTGGAACAAAGCGGAAATTATTCACACACTTTATAAGTCCAAATGTTGGATTTGGCATGACAGCATTACGAACCAACTGTTTAAATTCACTTAAAACATAAGTGTCATTTGGTGACATAAAATGATTAAAAATTGGCTGAAAACTGCCAAAATCAGAGGTAGTATTTATATTATAACTACCATCGTGAGCATACTTTTTAGTATGAGAACCTAAATTAAAATGTAACATAACTCTAATTAAGGGTGAATATCTTGAGCATCCAATGCTTTAAGTGCCGTACTGTCATCAATAGGCTCAATGCCTAAAACAGAGGGGTTTAACTGCTGCAAAGATACGCCTGCTTCCAACAGCGTATCAAGGTCATATTCTTTATACGGTGGCAAAGATGCGGGTTTATTCTCATTTTTAACTACCAATACCTTACCATTCTGTAAGGTATCCTTGAGGGTGACACGGTCAGTGTTTACACCTCCTGCTATTGCAGGAGGTGGTAAAATTTTTCCAAACATAACTTACTTTTTTTTGCCGGGCTTCTTTGTAAATAGCCCAATGATAAAACTTGCGATAGCAACTATCACGTTTACTAACTCGGGTGACATGTGTTCCATAATTTAAAACTTTTAAAAAAATAAACAATATATTTATAACTAAAAATAACAATATCGTGAATATCGCTGAGGGCTCTGTTGATAGGGGAGGTATCTTCGCCTTGCAGGCTCGACCTCTCTGTAGGTACTGTCGTTATGGGGGCTGTGAGCCCCCTATACCCCCTCTATAGCCTTACAGCTTACGGTTTGGGGTCATATTCAATATGAATATGGTCCTTTTCCAAAACTATATCCAGTGTTCTATCAAAGTGAAATTTTAACAAATTTAAAAACCTATTAGTTTCTTCTTTCGTCTTATCACTTATCCGACAATCAAAAGCCAAACCTTTATAATGTAAACTATTTTTACCATGCTTACCCTCTACTGTAGAGGTTATAACCATTTTTTTAGAGAAATATTTTAAATGTAAAAAGGCAATAGATATAATATACATATCCATAACGTCAATTAAACCGTCGTGCTTTACACCGTCCTTGTATAAAACATCTATAACATAACAAAATTTATCCATAATCTTAAAAAATTAAAATTTAATTTCATCAAAAGCATGTACCTTAACATAACGCTTCAAAATCTCTAAATCCTTTCTCTTGGACAACAATTAGGAGCATACATTGTAGCATCAATTAACGTCATATCAGTAACACGTGCTATTCAACAGTAATTAGTAACAGGCGACCAATATTTTACAACATAAACACCACGCCCAACGGGGAGAAAATGAAAATCACTTAAAGAAATTTTAACTCTTTTTAACATAACCTTGATATTTAATTAATTATTTATTTAACACCACAAAGTTAAAACTATTTTTTTAAAACAACAAATAAAATTACTACTTTAACATAAATTAACGGGGTAACATTTCACTGCGTTACGCTTCTTTATCTCGTAATTCTCATTTTCCTTTAATATTCTCTCTTCCTGGTCTATCTCTATTAATGTATCAAGTTGCTTAATACAATATTTCATTTTATTTGACAAATCAATAAATTCAGAAGGCAAAGTATTAATATAAGATGAATATTTACAACGCTTTGAAAACTCTAAATACCTACTATAAGTATCGCTTTGAAAGCTAATATATTTCTTAATATTCTCAATATCAAATGCAGAATAAAAATCTTTTATAAAATCTCTTACATTACTACTAAATATTCTAACATATTGACGATATTTTGCTAAAATACTTGCTAATTTATATATATCATTATTTAAAATGAAACATTTTGATATATACATAAATTCGCTATTATTTACAAAATTACTCGCAATAACATTATAATACTTAAGTGTTAAATTATCTAAAGATACTAATTTATACTGTATAAACTTCTCATCATCAACTTTCAATATCCTGTCATATAAAGCATTGTTTTTCAGACCTTTACGACAATCAAAAGCCAACACATTAGAATACATATATTTATTAATTATATATTGTGGAATTGGAGCATATCTTTTCGTAAGAGGGTTCAAAATACCTTTATGCAAAGTTTCCGAAAAGTCAGTAATTAATTGATTTTCAAGAGATTGACCAATACCATTACTTTGAAAAATACGAGGAAAACACCGCAATACTTCCAATGCTTTATCGTATTCATGTCCTGACTTCAAATGCTCGTAATACCTACGAAGCCTAACTACTTTAGGATGGCCAAGATAAGCTACATCTTTAGTAACATACTTCGATACATAAGATGCTGCAGCATGGCGAGAACGAAGCAAAGCTTTCTCATAACTGCCTATTTTAGCATCTGGAAAGACAAAACCATAATCCAAAGATTTATCCCAGATTTCACGAACCAAATTTATAAAATTACGATACTTTGATTTGTCATGGCAAAACAAAAGTAAATGGTAGTGTTGTCGCTTAGTATCGCTTCCATACTCCATACATATAAAATACTTATAACTACCTAATTGCCTACGACGGCTATATACTTTTAATCTGTTAAGAAAAGTTTGCAAATGCTTACGATTAAACGTAGGTGCATACTCATCATATAACGGATTATAAGTAAAAGGCAATGATTTGTTATTATATGTAAGCAAAAGCATCAAACAAGTACCACCTAATTTATATGTATCACTAATTTCAGA